GAATCTTTCGCTTTATCTCGCTGATCACGGGCGAAGCCTTCGCCATGGACATCACGCCCGACATAGCCCAAGAACTGATCACGCGCGGTGTCGTGCGCCTCGAGGATGAGGAGCCGGCGACGCCGAAAGCCAAAAAGCGCGCCGCCGCATGAGGGCACAGCTCGCCATCGCGACGGTGCATCCAGGCATGGTGGATGCGCAGTTCTGTCAATGCCTGGCGGCGACGCTCAGTGAGCATCCGAGATCGAACGAGCTCCACGGGCGCGGGCGCGTGATCTTCCAGCACGCCCCGGCCGGCATGCTGCACATTGCCCGCAATCAGGCCGTGAAAGCGTTTCTCGCGCACCCGCTCGGGTTGTCGCATCTTCTGTTTATCGACGCCGATATGACGTGGGAACCGGAGTGCGTGTGGCAACTCTTCGAAGAGGCGATCGCGCACGACTATCCGGTCCTTGGGGCGCTGATTGCGATGCCTGGCGAGTCGCCCGACGCCGCCCCGCGGCCGGTCATGTTCGACGAGGGCATGGCGTTCGTCGAGCCGCGGCACTCCGTCGAGCGCGTCTATTGCGGCGGCGCCGGCTTTCTCTTGATTCACCGCGCCGTCTTCGACGCCTGTCTCACGCGCTACGGCTGGCCGGCGCCCTGGTTCGAGTACGGCACGCTCCGTGGGAAATCCGTGTCCGAAGACGTGATGTTCTCCGACCGGCTCGCCGCGCTCGGCATTCCGATCCATGTCGATACGCGGATCGCGGTGGGCCATCGCAAGCTTGTGACGTATACGTACGCGCCAGCCCTGGCGCCAGCCTGAAGGGGGATCCCGTGCGAGTCAAAGAGACATCCGAAGAAACACCTGCAGAAGAAACGCCGAAGGTGAAGGTGCGCGCGGTGGTGCAGCACACCGCGTTCGGGAAGACGTACGAGATCGGCGAGACGTACGAAGTCGATCCCGTGTACGTGGATACGCTGAAGGTGCAAGGGAAGGCGTTCCCCACGGACGTGCAGCCCGATCCGAACGCGCCGACCATCACCCCTCACCACGAGACGCGGCACCGCTAAGCCATGCGGCTCCTCGGGTTCGAGATCACGCGCACCAAAGGCGTGCCCGCCACGCTCTCGCCGCCGCAGACCCGCAGTGGCTGGTATCCGATCGTTCGCGAACCCTATACGGGCGCCTGGCAAGAGAACGTGCAGGTCGAGCTCTCGAGCGTCCTGACGCATTCGACCGTCTTTGCGTGTATTTCGCTCATCGCGTCGGACATCGCGAAGATGCGGCTCCGGCTGGTCGAACAGGTCTTGCCGAACATCTGGGAAGAAACCGAAAGCCCGGCCTTCTCGCCGGTCCTCAGGAAACCGAACCGCTACCAGACGCGGATCAAGTTTGTCGAGCAATGGATTCTCTCGAAGCTGACGCACGGGAACACGTACGCGTTCAAGCAGCGCGACAACCGCGGGATCGTGACGGCGCTCTACGTACTCGACCCACAGCGCGTCGCCGTGCTCGTCGCGCCGGACGGCGCCGTGTACTACGAACTGAAGCGCGACGACCTGTCCGGGCTGGGCCGCGATTCGCTGGTCGTCCCGGCGTCTGAAATCATTCACGACGTGATGATCCCGCTCTATCACCCGCTGGTGGGCGTGTCGCCGATCACGGCGTGCGGCCTGGCGGCCTCGATGGGCCTGAAGATCCAAACCAATTCGGCGCTCCTCTTCGCGAACGGATCGCAGCCGAGCGGGATCCTGATGGTGCCCACGGTGATCACGGACGAGCAGGCGGCACGGCTCAAGGCGAGCTGGGTGGAACAGAACAGTGGGACGAAGTTCGGCGGCATTTCGATTCTAACGGGCGGCCTGAAGTACGAAACCGTGGCGATGAACGCCGTCGACGCGCAACTGATCGAGCAACTCCAGTGGACGAGCGAGACTGTGTGTAGCTGCTTTCATGTGCCGCCGTACATGGTGGGCGTTGGCCCTCCCCCGAATTACAACAACATCGAAGCGCTGAATCAGCAGTACTACTCGCAGTGTCTGCAATCGCTCGTCGAGTCGATGGAGCTCGTCCTCGACGAAGGGTTGGAGCTCCCAAAGCCCTACGGAACTGAGTTCGATCTCGATGACCTCCTTCGCATGGATTCGAAAACCATGATGGAGGTGATCGGCCGCGGCGTGCAGTCGGCGATCTACTCCCCGAACGAGGGCCGCGGCAAGGTCAACCTCAAGCCGACGCCCGGCGGTGAGACACCCTACCTCCAGATTCAGAACTACTCGCTCGAGGCGCTCGCCCGGCGCGACCAGGCGCCCGACTCGCCAACCATCACGGTCACGGACGCCGAAGACGCCGAGCCTGACGACTCCGACGACGACGAAGACGGCGACGACATCAACGACGAAAAGACTTTCAAGGCGCGGTTCGGTTCGGCCCTGTTGAGCCGCGCCCGTTATCTCGCGGTGCAGCATGCGGGCTGAAGAGTTCGCCGCGCTCGTCGAGCAGGCGATCGAAGTGGCGTGCTCGCCGCTCGTCAAACGGATCGCCGTGCTCGAGGTGAAGGCCGCACAACTCCCGCGCGATGGCCGCGACGGACTACCCGGGCCGCCCGGGCCGCCCGGTGAGAAGGCGCTCGACGGGAAAGACGGACGAGACGGCGCACCCGGCCGTGACGGGACACTCGAGAGCCTCAAGGCCGTTCAGGATCCCGACAACCCGCGCCGCGTGACGCTTTGTTTCAAGGACGACACACCGATCGAAGGCGGCACGCTCACGTTCGACTATCCCCGCTTCAAAGATTTACAAAAGCTGCCTTGGGATCCGGCCGTGACGTACGGCCCGAACGATCTCGTGCAGTGGAAGGGCAACGGCTGGATCGCCACGGCCGAGACGACGGGCGAAAAGCCCGGCAGTCCTGGATCGTCGAGCTGGACGCTCTTTATCCGGGCGGGCCGGGACGGCGAGCGCGGCACCAAGGGGGAAGACGGGAAGCACGGCCGGGACGGTAGCTACATCCAGCGGGACATGCGGTAATGGCGGTCCTCGTCAATCTGGACTTCGCGCTCCTGCACCTGAATCAGCGGAACGTCGATCCCGACCGGCTGATCGATATCCAGACGAAGCTCGATCAGGCCGAAGCGATCGTGCTCGACTGGTGCAACACGACCGCCTACTGGCGCACGGTGACGCCGACCTGGACGGAAGAGACCGTGCCAAAGCTCGTCGTGGCGGCCATTCTCGCGCAACTCGCCGCGCTCTTCCGGTTTCACGGCGACGATCCGAAGGATGCCGCGCCGCACGCCGAGCGGGGCGGCCTCGAGCCGATTGTCGAAGCGCTCCTGGCGCGCCATCAGGATCCGGTCGTCGGCTGATGGTGAACGTTCCCGGCACGGGCGCGATGACCGAGCTCTTACATATGCAGGAGAACGTCCCCGCGGCCCTCGCCGTGACGCTGACTCGTGCGGGCACGCTCGCCACGGGCACGACGGCGATCCCGCACGAATATCTGACGCGCGACACCGTGACCATCAATGTCACCGAAGCCGGGTACAACGGGCGGCGCTCCATCACGGTCACGAGTCCGACGACCTTCACGTTCCCGATCACCTCTGGCCTCGCGACGCCGACGAGCGGCACGGTGACGTACTTGTCCGACCCGCAAGGCGGGCGGCGTGCCTTCTGGGCGGATCGGCTGGATGTCTGGGCCGAGCTCGTGCCGCTCTCGTCAACCGAGCGGGTCGAGCGGGAAGCGATTCGATCGAATGTCCGGTTCCGGTTCCGGGTCCACCTGCAGCTCGATCTCCGGAGCGCCATGCGGGCACGCTGGTCGCCGAGCTGGGGCGGCGACGAACGGCAACTCGAGGTCGTCGGGCTCCTCCCCGCGAACGATCCGCGCTTCTTCTACCTCGAGATGGCGGTCAGCGAATGATTGCCCGGTCTGCGCTCGCGCCCGTGTCGGAAGCCCTTGCCGCGATCCTGAACGTCGAGCCGCTGCTTACGCTCTGCCCTGAAGGGATCTGGGATGACGTCCGGCCGAATAGCCCGTTCCCGGTGGGCTGGTATTCGTTGATTGAAGTGCCGTGGCGGGCGTTTCAGCAACCGGGCTTGATGCTCGAGCTGGGCCTCCACGTCTATACGCCCTATGCCGGGCACCTCGAGGGGCAGCGGATTCTCGATCAGGCCATGCAACTGCTCCAGGCGACGCCGACGCCGTACCCGATCGACGGGTTCCGGCTCCAATGGTTTGACTATATGGGCACGATCCCGATGCCCGACGCGGTGATCAACGGCGTGAACACGAAGCATCTGCACGGCCGGGCGTCGATCGTCGTCACACAGGACGAAAGCTAAATGGCAGACCGTCCACCACGCCGCCCGCACGGCGGGATCTCGTTCTCCATGCGGGGCGAGGCGACGCTTCGGAAGGCGCTGCTCGCGCTTGCGCTCGACAACCGGGCCGACGAAGCCGGGAAGGCGATCCAGGAAGAAATGCAGATCGAGCTGGCGGCGAGCCAGGAGATCGTGCCCGTGGCCTCTGGCGCCTTGCAGCGGTCTGGTCGGGTGATCCCGACCGTCGTCTCGGTCACGGGAAACGAAGTGCAATTCGTCTCGCGGATTATCTACGGGCTCGGGCCTGAGAACGTGCAGTATGCCGTGGCGCAGCACGAAAAGCTCACGTACGAGCACGACGACGGCGAAGCGAAGTACCTCGAGAGCGTGATGCGGCAATCGGCGCCGTTCATGGCGCAACGGATCGCGCGACGGCTGATCGCGCTCTTCGCGAGGCGGGCCACGTGACGCCCTGGCTCTCGATCATCGTGCCCACGATCGGCCGGCCGACGCTGGCCCGTGCGCTCGACTCGCTCACCCGGCAACCGCTCGACGCCAGGGATGAGGTGATCGTGTGCGGGAACGGCCCGAACCTGCCGATCGTGATGGAAGCCTGGCGCGGCGGGTGGGATCAGTTCCGCTATATCCCCTGTCCCACGGGCGGGCACTTCGGTTGTGAAGAGCGGACGCGCGCGATCGAAGCGGCAACGGGCACGCACCTGATGTTTCTCGACGACGACGACGGGTATCTGCCGGGCGCCCTCCAGGCGATCCGGCCGGTGATCGAGAAGCATTTCGACCGGCCGATCCTCGCTCGGATGATCACGCCCACGGGCGCCTTGCTCTGGCGCGATCGCGTCGTGCGACCTGGCAACCAGGGCACGCCGCAATTCATTTGCCCGAACGATCCAGGCAAGCTCGGACAGTGGACCGAACGCTACCAGGGCGATCTCGATTTCCTCGTCTCGACCCTGGCGCACTATCCGCCGAAGGCGCTCGTCTGGGATACGACCATTCTCGCGGCCTGCCGGGACTACGCCGATCGCGTGTGGGCCGAAGGGTTCCCCGCGGCATGAAGCTTTTACTCATTTCGCCTGGCAGTCCTCACTCCACCGCGGACGTGTGTGCCGGGCTGCGCGCGGGCCTCGAGGCCGCGGGCGTGGAGATCATCGAATACAACCTCGCCGGCCGGCTGTCCTTCTGCAAGCAGTTTCTCGAATCCGCGTGGCGGGGCAAGCGGAAGACGGAACCGGCGATTGAGAAGCCCACGGTTGCCGACGTGATCTATCAGGCCGGTGTCGGCGCCCTCGAGCGGGCGCTCCGGTTCAACGTCGATTGCGTGCTCGTCGTGTCTGCCATCCTGTTGCACCCGGACGTGGTGATTCTCCTGAAGCGGGCCGGGCTGCCGGTGGCGGTCCTCTTCACGGAAAGCCCGTATGACCTCGAGCCCGAGCTCCGGATCGCGAACCTGGTGGATCTCTGCTGGACGAACGAGCGGACGTGTCTGGACGCCTTCCAGAAGGCGTGTCCAAGGGCCAACTATCTCCCGGCCGCCTGGCACCCGTCCCGGCATGGGATCGCCGCGCCTGACGCGTCTGTGCCCGCCCACGATGTGATCTTCGTCGGCTCCGGGTTCCCGAGCCGGATCGACGGGCTGAGCGCAATCGACTGGACCGGGATCGACCTCGGGCTCTACGGCACGTGGCAGAACGTGACGAAGGCGAAGCGGCACCCGCTCAAGCAATTCGTCAAGTCCTGGACGATCGACAACGCGAGCGCGGTGCAGCTCTATCGCAGAGCAAAGCTCGGATTGAATCTCTATCGCGGGAACGTGGTCGCGAGTGCCTGGAAGGTGCTCCCGAGTGCGGGCGACTCGCTCAACCCGCGGGCGTACGAGCTGGCGGCGTGCGGGATCTTCCATCTAAGCGAAGCGCGCGGCGAGCACACGTCCGTCTTCGGCGAGCTCGTGCCGACGTTCTCGACGCCAGCTGAGGCCTCGGCGCTGGTGCATCAGTGGCTTGGGGCACCGGCCGCGCGCGCGACTGTGGCGGCCGAGCTCCCGGCGTGCGTCGCGAAGGATTCGTGGAACGAACGTGCGGCCGTGGTGGTTTCTGATCTCGAGCAATTACTGTCGCGCCGGCGGGCGCCCTCCCCTCACAGACTCACTCTCGAAAGGATTGCGTAATGCCCACGTATACCCCACGGCACGGCAAAGACGGCATGGTCTACCTCGCGGCGACACTGGCCGGGACGCTGGCCCGCGCCCACCTGACCGGCTGGACGCTCTCAGAAGCCCGAGACCTCGTGGACGTGACGCCTTTCGGGGCATCGAATCGCGTCTATGTCCAGGGTATCCCGGATCTCAAGGGCACGTTCGCCGGATTTATGGACATGGCCGACGACCTCATCTTCCTGTGCGCCGACGCCGACGACGGGTGCGCGATTGCGCTCTACCCGAGCGACCTGGATCTCGGCACGTACTGGGTCGGGCCGGGCTGGCTCCAGACCGAGATCAACACGAGCACGGGCGGCGCCGTGGCCGTGACGGGGTCGTTCTCGGCCGCGGGCACCTGGACGCGGCACTTCACGGCCGCGACCTAACAGCGGCTGATCGGTGACGGGCGCGTGAAGTCCACGGTCACGATCAACGGCCAGGCGGGCGAGCTCCGGCACGGCTACCAGACGCTCGCCACGATCCGCGGCTGGACGCTCACCCGTGAGGCCTGCCGGCTGACGCCGGCGACGGTCTACCCGGAGGCCTTCGCCGAGGCGATCGCCGCGAAGGCGCCGCTCGTCTTGCGGCTCGAGATGGGCGCCTACATGTGGACCTACCCAGCCGTGACGGTTGTGAGCCAGGGGCCGCCGATCGTCGTCCGGTTCCACGGCTCGCCGGATGTGAAAATACTCGCCTGAGAGGAATAAGACGCATGCGGTTCGTGCAGCCCGACGAGACCGAGAAGATCCTCCTGAACGGATCGGACGAATGGATCCGCGTGAAAAAGGAACTGACGATCGCCGATCAGATTGCGCTCGATACGGCGGGCTTCTCGCGGGACGCGGCCGGCACGATCGGCGTGGACTTCAAGGCGAACATCCTGGCGCGCGTGCTGATCTACCTGGTCGATTGGTCGGAGAAGCGGGACATCGGCGACGAGAGCCGGAAGCGACGCGCGGTCGAATCACTCGTGCCCGAAGACTTCAATCGGATCGATCAGGCGATTCGCGCGCATATCGACGCGATGTCACAGGAAAAAAAACAGACGAACGGATCGCCCACTACGACCGAGCCATCGCCGTGATGCGCTATATGTCCTGGAGCTGGATCGATTACCAGACGTGTCCCGCCTCCGTCGTCGCGCGCATCATCGAAACCGCCAACCAGAGACACGAACCCTAAATGGCGACCAACGTCGGCGAGCTCGAAGCGACCCTGAGACTCCGGGACGAGCTCTCGGCGCAGCTCCGCACGGTCGAGACCCGTCTCGCCGGCACGGGGCGATCGTTTGATGGGATCGGCCTGAAGGCGCAAGGCTTCGGGAAGGCGATGGAAGGGATCGCGGGCGGCCTGGTGAAGGTGGGCGGGGCGCTCGGGCTCGCCTTCGGCGCCGCGGGCCTCGTCCGCATGGTGACGGATGTCGTCAAGCTCGGCGACGAGATCCAGGATCTGAGCACGCGAACCGGGATCGGCGTCGAAGCCCTGCAACGGATGGGCGCCGTGGCGGAGGCCGAAGGCTCGTCGATGGAAGACCTCGCGCGGGGCGTCGGCGATCTCGGCCGGCGGCTCGCGGGCGGTGACGACTCCGCGACCCAAGGCGCGCGGCTCCTGAAGCTCTCGATTGACGATCTCCTGAAGGCGAGGCCGGAGGAGCGCTTTCTCACGATCGCGACCGCGCTCGGCAAAATCGAAAACTCCGCCGTTCGGGATCGGCTCGCCGTGGATCTCTTGGGCAAGTCTGGGAAAACGCTGGCGCCCATTCTCGGCGAGATGGACGAGAAGATGCGCGCGGTGAGCGCGAACCGGATCCTCCCGCCCGAAACCATTCGGCAACTCTCGGACGCCGACGACAAGCTCAAGGCGCTCAATCAGCAGTGGAGCGTCTTCGCCGGGAACGTGGTGGGGCCGCTCATCTCGCGCGGGCTCGACGTGATTACGAAAGCCCTGAACGACTTCGCCGACGCCCGGAAGAAATCGCAGGAGGGCCAGTGGAACCCGTTCGGCCCATCCGGCTTAGGCACGCTCGTGCAAACGCTCGAAGACGCGAGTAAGAAGGGCACGTTCTGGAGCACGGTGCTCGGCGCGATCCTCCCGAAGATGGTCACGCTCGAGCAGGCGACGAAGAAGGGCACGGACGCGACGAATCAGCACACGCTCGCCGCGACGGCGCTCGGCGTGGCCTATGCGCCCTTACCTGGCGCCATCCAGAAGACCACGAGCGCGTTCGATCTCGGGACCGAGATGCTTCGCGTGTACCTGGAAGACGCGCTCTATCCGGTCAGTGCGGCGCAGAAGGCCCTCATCCACCAATACGATCAGCTCGGGTTCTCCGCCGGGAAGATTGCCGAAGCCATGCGGATCCCGGAAGTGGCGATCAAGGGCACCATCGAGAGCATCAAGGCGGAGGCGAAAGCCATCGAAGATGCGATCGAGGCCTGGGAGAAGTACGACGCGAAACAAAAGGAAGTGTTCGCGGACGTGCCGGGCATCGTGCAGAAGTTTTACGACGATCAGATCGCCATCATGCAGGCCGGGAACCAGAAGATGATCGACGCGCTCCTGGCGAATCCGCTCTTCGCGGGCACGGGCAAGGAGGGCGGCCCGACGCTCGAGTTCAATATTGCCGAAGCCCTCGACCCGCTCCCCGTCACCGAGATGGATAAAGCCTTTCAGGAGCTCCAGGCCACGCTCGAGCGGATCGACCTCGACCCGCTCAGTAACAAGATCGAGCGGCAGACGGTCGCGTGGGCGAAGTACAACCAGGAGCTCTTGCGGATTCAGAGCGGCTTGGCCGCGGTGGGCGCCGTGACGGGCGCCTCGACGGCGAATCCAGGGGCGCGGCCAGGCGGGGCGCCGCTCGTGACGTCGCAGCTCGTGGGCGGCGGCGCCGGCTATCAGGTGCCCACGTTCGCGTTCGCGGCCGGCGGGATCGTCACCCGGCCCACGATGGCGATGGTGGGCGAAGCCGGCCCGGAGGCGATCATTCCGCTCGGGAAGATGGGCGGCACGAATATCCACGTCGCCGTGAACGTGAGCAATAGTTACATTCCCACAGGTTCTGCACAGTTTGGCCGCGACATCTTCGCGGCCCTGAACGAAGAGATGAAACACCACGGGATCCGGATCGGGAAGGCCTGATGCCCGTCCCTTCCGGCTCGCGCATCTTCGACGGGATCGACGATCAGCTCCAGACGGCCGCGACGCTCGACCTCACGAGCTACACGGTCATCACGATCCTGATGCGGTTCTGGTGGAACGCCTTCGACAACCTGAACACGCAGACACTGTGGGTCGGGTCGGGCGAGCCGCTCTTCTGTTGGCCCAATTGGGACGGCGGCGCGCTCGCCGTCGCGATGGTACAGGCGGGGAACTATAACTTTCGATCCGTGCCTCGGCCGACGGCGGCGGCCTGGCATGAACTCGCGGTCATCTTCAATCGGCCCGCGGCGGCGGCGAGCGAGGTCACGATCGCGATCGACGGGACGATCATTCCCGGTACGCTCGTCCTCTCGAATAATACGACGGGCTCGTTTCTCAATCAGCCGTTCTATTTCGGATCTGGGGGCTCGACGGGCTATGCGGCGTGCCGGCTCTCGGACATCGCGTTCTATGGCTCGGCCCTCACGGCCGCTCAGATCCAGCAGTACTCCGAAGGGACGGCGGGCGATGGATTCGGATCCCCGATTGCCTATTGGCCGCTGAACGGCACGGGCTCGACGGAAGCCGACGCGACGGGTCACGGCCATACGCTCACGGTCACAGGCGCGACGGCGGGTGGGCCGCCCACGCATACGCTCCCGACGCCTGTTGCCGGCGGGCCGGTCGTCACGATTGCCGGCGTGACGCGGACGACGTCGACCCGCGTCTATAACGAAGCCGTGACGATCCGCGACGTGCTCGATCACGTTCCCAATACCTGCGAGCTCACCGTGGACGGGACCGAACCGCCCATTGGCGCCGAAGTGAAGATCGGGATCGGCGGCGTGGCCTCGCTCGGTGAGCTCCTCTTCGCGGGGCATGTGCGCCAGGTGCGCCAGGTCTACGAAGGGCAGAAGGCCGAGAACGTCGCGTGGCATGTGAGCTGTATTGATTACACCTGGCTGCTCAATCGGCGGAAGGTGATCACGCAGTACCCGAGCCAGAGCGCGACGACGACGATCCTCCACTTGATCACGAACTACACGAGCGGGTTCACGAGCGTGAACGTGGCCGCGGGCCTGGCGACGCTCGATCCGATCACGTTCACGAACGAAGAGCCCGCCGATTGCCTCACCCGGATCTGCAAGCTGCTCGGCGCGTACTGGTACGTCGATTACCTGAAGGACGTTCACGTCTTCCTCACCGAATCCACGGACCTGCCGGCCAACATCACGGACGCGAACCCGCAAGGCGCCGCGGCGATCGAGTCGGTCGAAGACTTGAGCCAGATCCGGACGCGCGTCTATGTCGAAGGCGGCGGCGCGAGTGCAGCCGTTGATGCCGCCGTTGGCGCCACGGTCCTCTATGTCGAAGATTCGTCCTGGTACAACGCGAGCGGTGGAACCGTCGTGGTGGGCGCGCAGCGCGTGACGTATACCGGCAAGAGTACTGAGGTGATCAGCCCTGGCACGCCGATCGCCGCGCCCACGACGGCGCCATCGGTCTCGGTGCCCGCCGGCAATGGCCGGCTGGCTGGGACCTATCGGTACAAGTACACCCGGCAGAACGACACCGGCGAGACGACCGGCTCGAGTCCATCGGCGTCCGTGAGTCCGGCCGGGCCGGCCCTGCCCACCGCGCCGAGCCGGGTGGCGACGACGACCCTCGGAAACCTCGCCGGCAGTTATCTCTACAAGATCAGTTTCGTGACGGCGCTCGGCGAAACCTTGCCGGGCACGGCCTCGTCTGCCGTCGTGGTCGATGAGTGGCCGATACCCACGGTGGCGCCGAACCCGGATGCCAATGAACTAAACGAGAACGGGCCGCTCATCGGCACGTACTCGTACAAGTACACGTTCGTGACGGCAATGGGCGAAACTCTCCCGAGCAGTATCGTGCCCTGGGGCGGTGGAAATCCGACACCGGACGCCTGGCCCGTGCCCACGGGGCCGCTCGTCGAAGAATGGGCCGAAAGCGGCCCGCTCGCCGGGTCGTACTTGTACAAAATCTCGAATGTCACGGCGCTCGGGGAAACTTTGCCTGGCACGGCATCGTCTGCCGTGACGCCCGACGCACAAGCGGCACCAGGCGCGATCGCGACGAGTGAAAGCGCGAGCGCGATCGGCCCGCTCTACGGCGGGAACTACCTCTGGTCTACAACATTCGTGAACGCCTTAGGCGAGACGCTGAAAGGCTCAACGACGAACCGGACGCCCACGACGCACGCGGCGCCCACGTTCCCCGGCATTACCCAAACGACGGGCGGCGCCCTCACGCTCCTTGGCGTCTATAAGTGGCGCGTCACGTTTGTCTCGGAGTTCGGGGAAACGACCGGCGGCACGGGTTCGGGCACGGTCACGCTGACAGGATCGAATAATGCGGCCGTCGTGGGGAGTGGGGGCACGCTCCCGGTCGGGCCGAGTGGCACGATTGCCCGGCGGATCTATCGCACGAAAAACGGGGGCACGGAGTATTTTTTAGCCACGTCGGTCGCTGGTAATACGAGTACGGGAACGACGGATACCGTGTCGGATCTCGAGCTCGGGCAACGAGCTCCTGATATCAATACCTTCGGCGGGTATGAGGTCACGGTCACGGGGATCGACACCGGCCCGACCGGCACGACGGCCCGGCGGATCTATCGCACCAAGAAGGATGGATCCACGTATTACCTCGTCGGGGTGATCCCGAACAACACGACGACGACCTTCATCGATGATGTGCCGGACGAGGCGCTTGTCGTGAACGAACCATCCGTAAATACCGCGGCCGGCGAGAAGGTGCGGCTCACGTCGATTGACACCGGGCCATCTGGCACGATTGCCAGGCGGATCTACCGCACGAAAGCCGGCGGCAGCCAATACTTCTATGTGGACGAGCTCTCCGACAACACGACCACGACCTATATCGACGAGATCCCGGACAGTGCGCTGACCCGCGCGGCACCGCTCGTCTCGACGGCCGGCGGCGAAAAGATCCGGCTCACGTTTATCCCGGTCGGGCCGAGTGGCACGATTGCCCGGCGGATCTATCGCACGAAAGCCGGCGGCAGCCAATACTTCTATGTGGACGAGCTCTCGAACAACACGACGACCACGTACGACGATCAGATCCCGGATAGCGCCCTCACGAAGGGCGTGACGCTCACGGCGACGGCTGGCGGGCATCAGGTCACGCTCTCGAGTATCGACCTGGCGCCCGCGGCCGCCGGCGTGGTCGCGAGACGCATCTACCGGACGAAGGCCGGCGGCTCGGAGTACTTCTACGTGGATCAGCTCTCGGATAACACCACCACCACGTACACCGACAACGTACCCGACGCGAGCCTGACGCAGCATCCACCGCTCGTGAACACGGCCGGCGGGCAACAGGTGCTCGTGTCTGGTCTCGCGGCTGGCCCGAGCGGAACCATTGCCCGCAAGATCTACCGCACGAAAAACGGGGGCACGTCGTACTTCTATCTCGATTCGCTCGACGATAACGTGACGACGACCTACACGGACAACAAGCCAGACGATTCGCTCGGCGCGCTCCTCCCGACGACGAACACGACGGCGGGCACGGCCGAGACGCTCGACACGCTCACCGGGATCCCGCCCTCCGGCACCGGCTCGATCCGGTTCGCGATCCCGAAGGGCGAGCAGGTCAACATCCTGATCACCAGGAACAGCACGACCGCGCAGACGGCGCTCGCGGCCCTGATTGGCGGCGACGGGATCCACGAGCACTATCTGCAGGACGGCCGGCTGAGCGAAACCGAGTGCATTGCCAGAGGCGACGCTGAGCTTGCCGCCTTCAAGGATCCGATCGTCACCGTCACGTTCACGACGCGCGACGCGAACGCCACGGCCGGAAAGGCGATCACGTTCTCGCTCGGGGCGCCGACGAACCTCTCGGGCACGTTCAAGATCCAGGACGTGACGATCAGCCAGGTCGGGCAACTGCCCGGTGTGCTCCCCCTCCGCACGGTCACGGCCAGTTCGCAGCGGTTCAGCCTGGAAGATCTTCTCAGGCAACGCCGCGGCGTGGCGGCCTGGGCGGCCTGATGGCGCTGCACGGGACGCACAACCCGGCGCTCGCGGTGAGTTCAGACGGCCGGGCCTGGTGCGGCTACGGGAGCGGCGTCGCGCGGATCTGCCGGGTGGCCGGGTCGAAGCTCATGAACGAGCAGACGATCGACGCCGCGGACGCCGGCCGGCCCTCGCTTGTCCGGCCCGATGTCTGGACGTATGTCCGGGATACCGGGCAGCGGTGTGAGCTGACCCTCGCCGAACTGGACGCACGCGCGCCCGCCCGTGTGGTCGGGAAGGTCGCGCCCGGCGTGCCCTTCTATGCGCGCGATGGGCATTGGGTGACGAATCAACCCAAGGTGCTCACGGTCACCCGAGACGCCGGCAGCCCAAACCCGCTTCCCGTCACGAACGCGGTCTTAGGAAGAATCGACGGCGACGACTTGTACTTCGTGGACGCCGGCACCAGGCTCGCAATCAATCGCTGGCGCGGCGGGATCGTGACGGTCGTCGGCATGGCGCCGAGCCGGTGGGCGCAAGGGATCGGGATGTTCGACGTGTGCCAGGGCCGATGGGTGATCGGGCCATCGGGCGGCGGCGAGCTCCTGGACGAGACCGGCAAGTCCTGTAAGGTGACGCCGTACCCGAAAGGCCGCGAAGGGAGCCTGGTGCTCTTCTGGTTCGCCGGCACGGTGTGGATGGCGACGGCCTATCAACCGCCAGGCGGTGAGGCGATCTACTGGATCGCGCTCCGGCCGCTCGCGGATACGGCCTGTCTGATTGCCCAACGAAACGGCGCCTACCTCGACGCCAGGGAGTCCGCACAGGGCGATCTGCTGGTCGTCTCTGGGCCGCCCACTGGTACGGGCCTCGTGCTCGATCGCTTCACGGCAACCGATACCCGAATCGTTCCGACACTGAAAGCGCCCGGCCCGAGTCCCACGGCGCCTATGATTCCGCCCGTCATTCCGCCTGAACCGCCTGGAGGCCCTGTGACATTCGAAAACATGTACGACGAACTGGTCGCGCTGTCGAAGACGTCGGCGAATTGGGCGAAGGCACTGAGCGTCGCGCCCACGTCACCCGAGCGGCTCGAGGCCTGCAAGGCCTTCTGCAACGAATCGGCCTGGACGTTCAACGCGGCGGACAACATCACGGCCGGCGATCACGGGAGTTACGGGATGCTCTGGCGCGGGTCGAAGGGCAGCGTGTCCGATGACTGTCTCGCCATCATCGGGAGCGACGGGAAGACGTACGAATCAGACATCATTCGCGACGTGGATGGCCCGAACATCACGATCCAATGGTCGAGTCCTGTCCTGTCACAGTGGAGTTACCAGGCGCCGACGCCGCCGGCCGGAACCACGCCGCCGCCAAACCCGAACCC